GTTAAGGTGAGTGGTATCATATATCATGTAGCAAGACATGATAGAGTGTTTATTGTATATTTCTTGATCGGTTGCTATTGTTAATGTCAATTTTTTTTCTATTCAATTTTTTTCATATTTTTAAAGAATTATATTTTATTATGTAATAAGGGATAAAAAGAAAAAAAGGTGTTTTTGCCTTTTTTGGTTTTTCTTTTTTTGGTTTTTCTTTTTTTGGTTTTTTGATTTACTCAACCTCCCTGCAAATCCAGCGCGACAGATGCCTGCAATAGCAATTACAATTTGTCCACTGAGTTTCGGGAGTTGTCAAGTCTTCCCACTTGGTCAAACTTCTTGGCTTGTTTGTTTGGTGTCTTGCGCAACAATTGCAAGAACCAAAAGTCTTCAACACATCGCCCCTGTTCAACACCTTGTTTCTGTAAAAGACATTATAGCCTTTTACAGATGTATTCAGTTTGCAGTCAAATGATGCAAACTGAATCATGGAAACAAGTTCCACAACTTTGGTCTTGATGAACGAGCGAACCGCTTGTTGCAAGATGTTGGCTGCCCAAGTGTGGTTCATAGACCAGATGTGGTCAAGAACATCATTTGGGAGCTTGCGTAGGAGCGTCATGTCGTATGTCTTGTAGCAAGACATCTGTGCGTTGTTGTGTTTGGGTTTGTTTTCTGGTTGGGTACTATTGCTTAACTCAAATTTTTTTCTATTCAATTTTTTAGAGAACCCACAAACGTTGAAAATCTATTGAAAAAATAACAATAATTATCTCAAAAAAAATAATATATTTTAAAAAAAAATATATTATTAAAAAGTATTACTTATTTGAAATGCTCTCATATTTCAATTTAACCAAATCTAGGGAAACCAACAAGATTTGCACCTATACCAAAACCAGCACCTGATCTAGCACTGGCTCCCATAGTGGGAACGAATGTATCTAATATAGAAAATGTAGCAGCAGCCATTAATGCAATAATAGCAATTTCTTCAAGTTTTAAAGCACGCTTTTCAGGTGGAATAACAAATGCAACAATCGCAACCATAAGACCTTCAACTAAATATTTAATAGCTCTTTTGACGAGTTCTCCCATACCTGGATTCATTTTGTTTATAATAAATATAAAGAAAAAAATAAAATAATTAAACTTATTATTTTACTTAAATATAAACTTTTTATTTATTAATTCAAATTAATTAATAAATTAGTATTTAAAATTATTTAAACAAAGTAATCTATTAATATTATAATGTCGGCAAAAAAATCTGCTAAAGCAAAAAAAGAAAATCTTGAAACCACAGAAAATACTAAATATGTTGATTTATTAGATGAAGATAAACCAATTGCTGGACAAAAGTTTGCTTGTTTAAGTTTCATTTCTCCTGAAGAAATAATTAGAAATAAACAATTATTTTTTTTTGAAAAATTCTTGAAAAATTTTGAATTTAAAAAGACTTTTGAAAAATATACTCAGTTTTTGAATTTCTTAAGTTATAAATATAATGTTGATTTTAACAAACTTACTAAAGATATGGAAGAATTTGTAGAAGAAGAAAAAGACAATTTATTTTTAACAAGTTTAGATGATGAATATAAATCTTTCATTGATGCAAAAGAAGAACAATTAACTAAAGAATATAATGAAAAACATGAATTTCAAACAAATACACGAGGTCTAAAAGTTAGAGGTGTATTTGCTACACAAGAAGAAGCAGAAATGAAATGTAAAATGCTACGTCAAGAAGATTCAAATCACGATGTTTATGTTGGACCAGTTGGTATGTGGATGCCATTCCATCCGGAAGCATATAAAACAGGTCGTGTAGAATATTTAGAAAAAGAATTAAACGAATTAATGGCACAAAAGAAACAAAACGATGAAGTCTCTAAAGAAGAATTTAAGAAACGTGTAAAAGATTCTAAACGTAAAGCTATTGAAGAAAATGTTGCAAAAGCAGAAAAAGAAGGCAATAAACTTATGCAAACCATTGATGAAGATGGTAATTTAGTAAATGCAGATAGAATGGATGTTCCTGGTAAGAATTTATTATTTGGAACCGGCGAAAATGATGATGCTGCAACGGCAGATTTACGTAAAGAATTATTTGAAGCAGAAGATGTAATTTTATCAAGTCAAAAAGATAATGATCATGGTTTAAGTGAAATTTTACAACGTCAAAAAGAGAGAACAGAAAAAGAAGTATCTGATAAACCTAATGTTGATTGAAATTACTAGCTAATTAAATATATTTATTAATATATATATATATACTTAATGACACAAGAAACTGAAACAATTCAAGATGTAATTTCTCAAATTAGTGAAAAAACTAAAGAAAGGTTTGGATTCTCTTATAATGTAGTAAATTCTAAAAAATCTAAAACATATTTTAAAACAACTTTAGCGTTTTTTAAAGAAGATCATATTCGTGATGTAAATAATGTTATTGAAAAATTATCTACAAAAACTAATAAATTTTTATTAATAGATGGAGAAAATACTTTTTTTAATTTTTCTTTAAATGATAAGTTATTAATTGCTGATGTATTAAAGGGTTATTTAGAGAAAAATGTTTTTATTATTATTTTCTGTCAAACGCACAGTATAAAAAACGCAGGACGTTTTGAAGGACTCCAAAATTTTTTAAACAATTACTTACATGGTTTTGGAAATTTATACGTTTTTTGTAAACTTGATACACCAATTTTAACATCATATTATGATCATTTTAATTTAAAAGAACTTGATCATGCTCCAATTATACCCGATCAAAGTGAAATAGATGATATTTTATTAGTATATTGCTTTAAGAAACTTACAGAAGGTTATAATAAAACAGTATATATAAAAAGTAAGGACAATTTTGATTGGTTAGAAAATGGATTAAAAAATAAAATAAGACAAGCCAAAATAATAGCACCTATAGATATAATAAATATTAGAAAAAAAGAACAACATGATAAACAAAGACATGAAAGACAAAAAACTAAATCTAGAAGTAGAAGTAGAAGTAGAAGTAAAAGTAAAACTAAAAGTAAAACTAAAAGTAGAACCGGTTCTAGCTCTATTTCAAATAAAGGTAAAGGTAAAGGTAAACGAAAAACCAAAAAAAAATAAAATTGAAATAATTTATTTAAAATATAAAAATAAATTATTTGCTATTATTAAGGTAATATGAGTAAAATTGAAACAACCCCTCAAACTTGTAGTTTTATTCAATGTACAAAGAAAATTAAATTAACTGACTTTGCATGTAAGTGTAAAAATATTTATTGCAGATTTCATAAAGATCCGATTAATCATAAATGTAGTTATGATTATAAAGAAACTAATAAAAAACAAAAAAAAATTGATGATTTAATTTGTAAATCGGTTAAAGTAGAAAAACTATAAATATTATATTTCATATTATTAGTAATATGAAATATAATGATCCAAATTATCATAACTATAATTACGATAATTATAGTTTAAAAGAACTTTATTACGAACGAATTAATATAATAAAAAATATTTATAACTATAATCCAAAATCATTATATAAATTAGTTGATTCTATTGAAAGTGAAATATTAAAAGATGAAAAAGGAATGACACTTTTAGTTAATTTACAAATAATAACAGAAAATAGACGCCAAATAAAATATAATTATTGCAATAAAGAACAACATTATTATCTATTTTCAAAACTATTGGAGTCAGCACATAATTGTGAGACACTATTGGATTTGGAAAAAGATAGTATAATAACACATGAAGAAAAAATTTATAAAAATTGTTTAAACATATTACATTTTATGGGAGAATTTACAAATAATTTTATAAATGAATTTAAAGAATTTATTTTATTATGTGGATGTAATAAAAGTATAAAATAATATATAAATATAATTTTTATAATATTTATTTATTATATTTATTTATTATAATAAATAAATAATGGATGTTAAAGTATTGATTAGAACATTTTTTTTCTATTTTTTTACAAGTGGATTAATAATATCTTTAGCATTAACTTTTTTAGAATATGTTAGCAAATTTTATAGTTTTGTCAATGTTTTTGCTTTTGCTAGTGCCAGTTTTTTTTTAATTAATTTAATGCAATACAATGTTGTTGCTGAAAATAATCCACTCGCAGTTAAAGGATTTTTAATACATACTATTTTAGGAGTATTAAGTTTTCTTTGTTTAACAACTACTATGTTAATCTTACATAGTTTTAAATATAGCAGAAGTGATATTATAACAATTATGCTATCATTAATGGTAATAACATTTGTAACATATCTTTATAGTTATAAAAAAGGGCTTTTAGATTTTTTAAGTTAATTTTGTTTTTATGAATAAAAAGTGGTTTTTATAATAAAAATGATATAATTTTCCACTTTAAATAATCGCATATGGCTTTTGCTGATCTCCCCACTTTAAATAATCGCGTGTGGGGCGATCTCCCCACTTACATAATATGCATCTTTAATTAAACTATTATTTTTAATAGCCCGACTCATTTTTGCAGATGAAAATTCTTCGTGTAATGCTGCCTTTGCTATTGAAGACCAACTATTTAATACTTCTTTTGTTTTTGCATCTAACTTTTGAACACATTTACCAGATGAAGCGCTACTAATTCGCTCATTATTTTCTAAATCTTTTTTTAGAGAGATGCCATAATATCCTTCAAACGTTGCATCAATATTATGAAGCCGGATTGGTCCTCCTACAATATATTGACAATTTTTCAAATAATTTTTCATATCTTTGTCTTCATTATTATTAATTAGTAAATTATTATTTTTTTTATAATTAATAAATTCTTCTACAATTTTATTAGTTGCTCCGCGATAGTTTGGAGAGAAAGCACAATTTTCAAATAAAAAATTTTCTACTTCATTAGAACTATAGAGTTTTTTATATTCTATTGTTTTCAATGCTATTCCTTTAAATCCATGACATACTTGATTAGAAGTTTGATTTTTAAGACGACACGCTAAAAAACGCGTTCTCATATATTTATTGAAATTTTCAAATAATAATTTTGTAGGCTTAGTTCTATTATAAATACGGAATTGTGCTACAATAGTCGTTGAATCTACTTCTAAATCATTATGTAAAATACAACATTCATTAATAAATTTATCAAATTTTGATTTTAGGTTGGAATCAATATTAAAACTATTTTCTAAAATATTATTATTTTGATTAATTTCACATTTTTCTGTAATAGTTTTGAGAGAAAGTGTTAATTTTTCATTTTTCTCTCTATATTCATTGTTTTCTATTTTTAATTGTTCATTTTCATTACCTAATCTCTCAACTTCTGTTTTATAATTATTATTTTCTTCTATTAATTTATTAAAATTTTCAATATTATATGTTTTTTCAGATATAATATCTTTAATGATTTTTGAGAGACGACTAATAGTAAAATAAGTTGCATCATATGCTAAAATTTCATGTTTATTATTTCCACTTACTTCAATACAGCGTATATGGGATTTTATTTTAGGATGTGATTTAATAGCATTTTCTATTTCTTGTCTATTATGAACTTTAAAGGCATCTCTCAAAATAAAGTTAGTATATGTTTTATGATGGTCTTGAACTCTTAATGGAAGATTGTTGCTATGTCCAAATTTAATTAGTTGTTCTCCTTTTTCATTAGTATTATTAATTGTTCCAAAATAAATACATTCATTATTTACTGGAAATTGAGAGACAAGAGTTTTTTCAATAGTTTTAAATTTGTCTTGATTTGCATTTTTTAATAAATTGTCTTTTTGAGATATTTCATTTTCTTTAATTAATAATTTATTTTTCATTTCACTTGCTTCTTCTTCTAATACTTCTTGAATAAGTTCCTCTAACTTAATGTAATATTCATGAATTTCATCTGCTTTTTTTGTTCCCGCTTTTAAACAAAGCGATTTAAAGGTTTTAATATTTAAATAATATTTTTGAATATTATGACCACCACTACCTTTAGTTTTTGCTCCTGAAGCATCAGGAGCAAAAATTTTATAATCATTATCTAGTTTAAAATATTTTTCTAAACAAGTAGTTGCATTATATTTTTTATTAAATCCTAACCATTTCCAAATATTATCTAAATCTACAATATAATCATCTGTTTTATGATAATTTAAATAACTATAAAAACTTGCTATAAATAATTGTTGCTCTGTTTCGTTGAAAGTGTTTTTTACTTTATTTAATAAATTATTATTATGTGTTTCAGTTAGCTTTGTAATAGGATTGTTTGTAATTAAGTCTACAATATTGAATGAAGTCATTTTATAATATTATTTATTACTATTTCTTTAAATTGTTTTTGTTTTTATAATTAAAAAACAAATTTATAAAAGCAAAAGTATTTCATTTGTGCTTTCATAATTTAAAAGCATAATTATAAAAGCGTAGTATCGCTTTTCCCAGAAGTAAAGCGATTTTACTAAATATTTGTTTTCATAATTAAATTAAATTTTATGAAAACAAATTAAACAATTATCTTCTTTTTCTTCTAAATAAGGCGTTTGCAGGTCGCCCTACCTGCTTACCATTTACTCTTCCGCACATTAATTTTAGGTCCTTTTTTCTTATCGCGTGTATTTGGGTCATAAACTTCTTCTTCATCATCAGATTCAAGATTTTTGCTAATTTCCCAAAATTCTTTTGAACCTAATTTGAATTGTTTATGATGGTCAGCTTTATACCAAAATATTTGCTCACTCAATTTATTAGATTTAGAATTATTATTAATTACTAAACATTCATAATTTTCCGTGCATTGATCCATAACTTGACAAAAGGATTCAAAAGTTGGAAACATACCCGCATAATTTTCATATATTTTTTTTCTATTAGATATGTATGGTTCGCGTAGGATAAAAACATAATCTATATTTGTACGGAGATTTGGAGGAATACCAAGGGGATATTGCATTGTGATGATCAGCATCATTTTCCAGTGTCTTCCGTTCATAAATAATAATCTCATCATTTTATCTCTGGTCCAACTAGCATCAAAAAGGCAATCATCTAAAATAACAAATGCACGAGGGTCAATAGTAGATTTTCTAAAGGTTTCCATTTCTTTTTTAATTTGTTTTAAAACAGTGCGCTGACGCTTTAAAATATTTTCAATAATTGCAGTATTATATTCTTCATGGATAAATAGTTTCGGGACATGTTCAGCATAGAACCCATTACCTGCTTCAGTTCCACTAATAACAGTTCCAATGGGAATATCTTGATGGTAATAAAGAAGATCTCTAACTAGATAAGATTTACCTGTATCGCGACGTCCAATAAGAACAATAACAGGTCCTTTATTTTCATCAGGTTTGAAACTAATATTTTTCATTTCAAATTTTTTTAATTCTAAAGTCATTAGTTTTACTAAATATTATTTAAAAATATTATTTAATTATTAATTTAATTTAATAATATTTTATATATATACTAAATATTATTAATTTAATATATTTTAATATTAAAATATAT